TTGCTTTTCGACTTTGGCGAGAAATTCTTCGTTTGTGATTCCGTAATACCTCTCTCGGTCGTAACCCGGATGCTTGTCGTACCATGCCTTTCGGTAGGAGCGCATCTTCACCGGATTCTCCTTATGGGAGTCATGAGCATACTTACTGCGACACGTCTTGCACCCTCTGAAACCCTTGGGGGACAAGTACAAATTGTCCCCCGAAAGAGGATGGCCGTGCTTACATTGTGCTTGGCATGGTCTCATAAATCCTTTAGAATCAATTACTTACCTACTGCTCTTGAGTATATGATCCGAAGATTGTGAACGTTTGCAGTTCATTGATCGCGGCCTCTGCGGGCCACTGCACCATTATCTGCAGATCAGTTACCGCTGCTGATTCCGTCGGCATGTCCGACAAATAGAATCGCTGCGAGTACCATGTTCGGCTGGGCTTCAACTCGGGAGGATCGTTCACCCACTTCTTCAATATTTCGAAGCTGCCTTTGTAATACGGCAGACCATCATCTAGAAGCAAGCCAAGGATAGCAGGCGAGCCCGTGAGGACAGATTTGAGTGTTATGAACTGAATGTTAGCAACCTGACCGGGTTGCGCCAGTACGTAGGAACCGAAAACTGCATAAGCAGGATACGGTGTCCCTACGATTCCAGTTCCCGGCACAGAAGTCAGAGTAGGAAAGGTAATCGTTTCGGTCGTAGACATAGTAACGAACCCTGCGGTTGTCGCTAGTGCACGGCCATTAAGATTCCCACCGCCGAGTGTGATGCCCGAATACGCCATGATCGTTCCGACCATGTTAGATTGGATACCATTCCACACAGAAGTAAATGCAGAACCACACACCCAATAAACGTTACCCGCTTGTGCACCGTTCGCAAGGATTACAGAGGCTCCGCTTTCGAGCGTGATCGTAGAACCTGCGACGAATACAAAGACAGCTTGGGAATTCCCCTGAGCATCTAGTGTAATGCTCGTAGGTATATCAAGACTCGACGAACCTTTATAAACACCAGCAGTATAAGTGTGGTTGTTAACACCGTTACCGGAAGTGCTTAGGTTACCTAGACCGCTTAGAGTAGCTGGCAAACCGCTGTAATAAACAATTGCGGCGGTAAGATCAGTCTGCGCTAATATAGCCGAAGCGTCTGCATAATGGAACACTCCCGGTGATTCTAAAACACTGGGAGGAAAATTGGTTATCGACGTAGCATTAGATGGATATATACCAATGTTTCCGCCTGCGACAGTAGAACCTGCACCTGCGCTGCCTGTTATAGCAGAGCCCGCTAGAATGTCAAAGTTAGCGGCAGTTCCCAAATAAGTTGCTTGGGGTGTTGCAGGAGTTGACACAACTGTCCCGCCATCGGTGCTAGAAAGAACATCGCGATTCAGAATATAAACTCCTGAACCTCGCGGTCCAACTAACAAGTGATGGACGCCGGGGGAAGTCTCGACAGATTTAATTGCACCACATCCACCTGTTTCCGCCAGAGTCGCAAAAGGACTCCATATCATACCTGCGGGTTCGGGTGTAGGCGTACTGATGAGTCGAAACCAACCATTCGTTCCATCTGCTAGGAACCATCCCATGTCTTGTCCGCTTACATAGTTTGCGACGTAGACGTTAGCTGGGTACCAGTTTTGGCCGGGTGTGCCATTTCTCATGGACAGTTGATCTGCGATTGGGACACTTTCTACTCCACCACCGACGCCGGGGCTTAGTACTAAGAATTGGCTGTCGGTAGTAAAGAAACCAATAGTAGGTCCGTTCCAATCCAAAGCGTTGTAACTGCTTAATCCAACACCCGGAATATAGGGGACACTCGGAAGAATGTTTCCGGCCCCGTCGTCAGGAATCTTGTAGACATCCGAAACCGTAAAGACAAGCATGCCAATTGCGGTAGGCACGAGTCTCTTCACGAGAGAGGGCATCTTATCATAGTTGTTAGGGGCGAATCCATTAATCCCATTACCAATTGGATCAAGGGGTCCGCTGGTCCAAAACACCGTGTTACCGATGCTGTACCAGAGGCGGTTGAGATGATACGCGAGATTTATCGCACCGGGAAGCGGTGGAGTATTTTCTCCTGCGGCGGGGGCTGGTGCCTGTATATCTAAACCCACATCCGGCGTCATATCTACATATCCATAAGTCAAGTACGTTGACAGAGGTATGGTATAAATAGTGTTGCCGTTGCCCGGAATTAACAACTCAGTCGTAAACCCATCAGCAGTGCGGAAGATAGCCACATAATCCGCCTGTGGATCGATTGCCGATTTAATGAGACCTGCACCGGGAGCGAACGTAATTGTCCCGTTGACTAAGGGTCCGGTCGAGGCACTAACTGGTCCGATGTTGGATACAGTGTTGTCTAATGTGTTCACGAGGGCGATAGCGTAAATCGCACCCTGAGCACTAGTCAGCGTGATCTTTCCAGCCTGATTTGGCTGGATAGGGATAGCACCTTCATTTATCCACACCAAACTTCCGTTGTCTAACGTAAGTGAGTTGAGCCCTCCCGTATTCCACTTAGGAGCGGTAGTTCCGGAGTATCCGGTACTGATTGGTCCTTCTTCATTTCCGTTTGAATCAATGATGTTTGTGTCGGGTAGAGTATAGTTCTTGCTTGCAAACCACCCGAAGTTTACAACAGGTCCGATGTTAACCCACGTGTACTGTGAGCCATCATGGTTTATGTCCGCAGTTCCGAATACTATCTCAGACCGCGCTGCATTCCACGTCGCGCCTACAGTCGTAAAGATGTTCCACGCAGGCGGACCCGCGAGTGTCTTTGTGTTGTCCGGTATAATAGCTATGTTATAACCATTGCAGGTCATAATCATCTGGCCGGGGGTTCCGCCGCCACCATTTCCTTGTGAGTTAGAATAGTCAATCTCGAATCTTACTGGTCCCGCATTTGCAAAAGACCAAGTTGCCACATCTGTGAAAGGTGTGTTCGCGGGAGAGTTAGCCGAAGTATTGTTATTGTTTCCGCACAAGTTCACCTGAGTCGCGCCACCCGCATTACCAAACCCTAAAATTGCCGTCTGGATATGGGCAGTAATCAACGCGGTCTCTGTGAAATTCCCAGTTACCTTAAAATTATTAGCACTCTGATCATCGAATGAGAAGAACGCACCATCATCGTGCAATAGGGAGAATGTATACAGTCCCGGTGCGGGGATAAACATCGTACCTGTAATAGCCCACTCGCCTGCATTATTTCCACAAACGTTTATACCTGCACCAATCTGCTCGCCTGCACCGTTGACTGGGTAAGCGTTCATTATTGTTGAGCCGTTAACTGGGATGCCCGTTGACCATAACAGAGATGGAACCTGAGAATTAAAGGTAGAGCCCGCCCCCGGATAATACTGGTTGAATGCACCCTTCGCATTACCCGGTGCATCCGTGTGGTAATAATATTCCAGCACGGGGTCATTCGGATTGGTCGACGAATACAACCATGGCTGGGGCGTCGGGTAGTTATTCTGCTGATTCTTCTGTAACTGAAAATAACTAATCGTTCCCGCTGTTGGAGTTGCTTGGATGTAATCGTTCTGGAATTGATGCCTTCCCGGTGCCCATGCCAACGAAGCAGGCGTCTGGATGCATACCCACACTGCCGCCCCATCAATTTGCGTTGTAGGCGGATGCGGACTCAGCACGTTCTCCACACCATACCCTTCGTCTGGGAGTAGTGCATAATTTCCGAAAGTGAACGCCGCTTGGAATGTCGTAGTAGACAATCCTGTGGCACTAACGGTTAGATTCAAATTGCTGGTGCTAAAATTCAAGAAGGACGCAGGACCAAGGAACTGCAGCGTTACTATATCGCCTGCTGTGAGAGTCTGCGCGGATGTAGTGAATGACGCTACGTTCGATGTGATCGCGACAGATAGGATGTCGAATTTCTTCTGCGGTGTCGGAGACGCAGGCCATGTTGGTTGAGTTGGCCCAACTAATCCGGGGGTAGAAATCTGCCACAGATAACCACTGACATTATCCTGATAAATGCTACCGAGGGAATAGTAAGTATTCGCTTGCCATCCGACTGATGTTCCTTGCGCGGTGTATGTCGGTGCAGACGTAGGCGCAGCTATGCCCCAGTTTTCTACAGGGTTACCCCTGTTGACCCATACTGCGTTACCATCCACAGTTATGCTACCTTGAAAGTTATTAGCGGCTGAGGGTACGGTCGTACCCCATACAGGTACAGAACCACCCGTAGTCACAATGCTGGTGATGACAACATCACCTATCGCATCCGTGATTCCGCTAGTCACACCGTTTGCAACCTGTAAAATCGCGGTCATTCCGGATACAGTGAAATTCGTTGTGGAAACGAATGCGAAAACCATTGTCGTCCCACCCGTATACTGTTGGGTCAGAGCGAGCGTATTTCCGTTGAGAACGTCTGCGGCTCCCGTGCATTCCCAAAAAGTAAAATACGTACCTACGGCTTGATCTCCTCCTGCCGGAGTTGCATCATATCCAGCACCGAGGGGTGCCGAGAGAGTAACGGTTAACACGTCCGCAGTGACCGAGACTGCAGTGACTTGCGCGATCTGCACACCTATTAGTTGCTGGATATTATTGTTCGGATCAAGTAGGTACGTGTCCATGAAAGGATACGCATCGGTGTTGAGGACAGATGAATCATTTGCCGTGTTGCGGACAAAGAGAGACTGTAACCATTTCTTCTGGTCAACCCCATTTCCAAAATATAATTCAGAACCGACTTCTTGCATGAAGTCTTGACCCGCCCCATTAGTTTTCGACCACACAAGGCTCTTGGTATTCGCATTTGTATCCGCGTACAAAGCTGTCTTTGTATCAACCATTACATCGATCTGTTCAATTGCAGTACCCCATATGTCGCTCAGGGACTTGCTGTATCTGAATTCATCGAAAGAGAGAATGTCTGTGTATGTATTGGTAGAGTCGTAAACGGGATTTCCCGGGCGACGAGAAAGGGTAAGTCTATTGGTAACTTCAACGTTAGACCCTGCGATCATTGCATCGCCAGCAGGTCCATAATATTTTTCAGATATTCGGCCCGTCGCCGCGTCACGCAATGGAGAGCGATTTGTCCAGAGTCCCGTGGTGTTGCGACCTACATATAGCGGGGTCGCCTTCACTTGTTTATCGGATTGGGCACCGTTGATCTGCAATGCGTTTGACATTGAATTCCTTTACTTAATCTAACCTACACGGGGCTGGAGTCGGCGTACATATACTCAACCGTTGTAGACTGGCCGCTACCACTACCGTTGTGACTATATATGGCCATATTTAAGGCATTCGCAGTCGGTAGGGTAGAGTTGGTAGTAATAGCCGTTCCGTTGATGTATAAGGTTGCCGTACCCGCATTGACAATAATCTTTATGGCGTACCGAGTACCCTGCACGATGGCAACTCCCGAGTCAACAACGGTCTTGACACCACCCGTGCTAGTCACTAACAGCCAGTTTCCTGCGGATACACCTGAGGCAACATAACCAACAAGAATGGAATCTCCCGTCGTGGGGTCAGTAACACCTGATCCGGAGGCTATATTGGTCAAACCCGCGTAGTACAAACTTGTGGCAGTGACGGTTACCTTAATGGTGGTGAGAAAGTTTATTTTTCTCGTGGGCCAAATAAACCCAGCACCGTTGTAGGCCACGCTGTTATTAATAGTGATTGACACACCACCGCTAGAGGTGACAGCGTTGTTGGTAGTGCTGCCTCCACCACCCGCACCAGCGTTTATATTATCATCGAAAGGAACCCACGCACTGCCACCGGGAAAGTTTGCGTACCACATAGCAAAGCGTGATTGATCGGGTGTTGGAAGCCCTGCTGGTGGTGGTGGGGTAATTGGAACTGATGCTGAAATCTGGCCATTACCTATGTCAGTGAATGTGACATTTCCCGAATTCACGAGGTCTAGTAAGGTCTGGGAACTAAGTGCCGTTCCCGCAACTTCTAGTGAAAGAGGTTGAACAGAAGGCGACCAACTGATTACGCTATTCGGAATCCATGAGCCTGCGTCGAAGGTCGGACTGCCTACACATTGTTGGTTATTCGGACCAAAAGATATTTGTCCTGCTGACGTATACCCAGTCACTTTGTAATATGAATTAACAGGTAGCATCACATCATTCCCCCATACATACTGGGGGGGACTTGTAATTACATTGCCATTCGCATCAAGCTGTATAGTGATCTGGATTCCACTACAGATTATACTGTCATTAACTTCTTCATCGGAAGATAACATCATCGTTAAGTAACCATTAGCGAGAACATTTCCTTGGGGGTCTTGAAACGAACCACCGATCAATTGCACTTTAGATGCTGACATAGACTACTCCCAAACGCTGCCCGACGTAATATGTAGTTGCGCTTCCCATACCATCTGACCTTTTGCTGTGAATGCTTCGACAAAATACACGGTGTTAGCGGGTGTCATCTGATCGTTCGGCCAGATGTAACCCGACAGATTTCCGTTTACATCAAGAGGAAAAGTAACCATTCTCCCTGAAGAAATCTGGGAATCCCCTGCCACCGCATCGGTGTTTAACCTAAAGGTCACATACCCGCCTGCTAGCGGTACACCGCTAGCGGACTGGAAGTTCCCTCCGGTAATTAGAATCTTAGCCATTTACACGCCTCGCGCTTGCATTCCTTGGGCGCTTTTTTGGGGGCCCATTCCAAGTACTGCGTTCCAATTGTTCAGGAAAATATTTTTCTCTTCTTCGGTCAGTCCTTCTGCTCGTGCGAGAAGTCCCGCAGTAAATTTCGAATTGGCGATCTGGAATCTGGCGTCATCCGCAAACGCCCAAATCAAAGCTAAAAAACCCCAACTGTAGATGTACTGCATAAAGTCCGGCATCGGAGCCCACGTCTGGTTGATGCTGGTAATTCGAGGGGCGGCGAGTTGTACGTGTACGCTAACGGGGTACACCGCATTCGGTGATGGCATGACTCGGAAAGTCACATCACCATTTGCATCCTCCGCTTGCGGGCCTACGAAAGTGGGCCGGGCATCTCGGGAATCGAGAGCGAGGTCATTCTGAACTTTCAGTTCTACCCAATTCGGCGGGGTACGAGTCACATCTAATACAGATGCGTGCTCAATATGAGAGAACGCAGGCGCTGCAATCGTGTAATCCTGAGTAGTGCCGTTCGTAAGGGTTCCTGTGTCCACGTGTGAAGCATATGTCTGAGTGGTGACTGCGGCAGTGATCTGTATAGGACTCGCAGTGAGCACTATGAGAAGCTGGCCGTTGAGAAAGGTTGCGTTCGCTACGGCTGACGGGATTACAAGATTCCCTACGGCAAAAGTGTTCGCGGTTGTTATCGTGGCGATTCCAGCGGTCACAGAGACGTTAGTAATAGGTGCCGAGTTCGCAATAGGAGAAGTCGTGAAACTCAATTCCTGTGTGTTCCACCAAAATTCGAAGGGTGGCGCTAAAATCACATCCATGACCATTTGCGCGGAAGTGAGTGCTGGTTCGAGATTATTTCCTACCGCTGATAGACGATTGAACGATAATTTCTTCGCCCACTCCATTGTCTGCGATATCGTAACTGTTGAGATTGCCATCGGGGAGATTCCTTTTGTGCTTGGCGAGATACGCCAAAACCTGATCCATATAGGGCTCTAATTTTCCGAGAGCCAAATTACATGCGGCACACAAGATTCCACGGTGAGTTCCCTCTTGTCCGTGCTCGTGGTCGATATGCCAAACGTCGTTGAAACCCTTACCCCACGTTAACCCCGTGCGCCCACAGATTGCACAGGCATCGCCTTGGGATGCGAGCAGTTCGTCCCGCTCTTCTACGGATTCAATACCGTAACGAAGATGCATCTGTGATTCAATACGGGACTTGTACATGTACTCCGGTCGTTCTTGTGCCCGGACCTTCATTCGCAAATTATGACAAACTCGGCATTTACTGCCGCCGCCCTTACAAGGCATACGGGTCTTGGGGGTTAACTCATGACCGTGTACACAATGAGAATGCTTAGGCCACCGTATCTCAGGAGGGACGGGTGGGTTGTACCTGCGATATGATTTATTTCGATTGACTCGACGACATTCTTTACACTGTACAACACCCTCGTGCGTGTAGGAATTCTCAGGAGTATATTCATGTCCATGTCTACAGTATTTATCCATACCGTAATCATAACCCAAAATAACCAGCACGTCAAGGAAAATCGTAAGTTATTGATTCTAAACTAGTAAGACCAGGGTCCATACGGGGAAGCAGGACTAATGGGGTTATAGCTGTACCCGGTATCCATCACGTTCGTCTGTGGCACAAATCCCCAATCGTCTTCTTGGTTAGCGCCAAACATCATCGCGTTGGTAAGCGCCTGCTGCCAGAGTTTGTATTCAATCTCGAACTTCGCCCGGACTTCTTTGAGCGGGGAACGACGATAGCACTGGGCAAAAAATCCCTGCTTGAAGAAAGTGTAGAAGTCATCTGGAATCGGGTCGAGCATAGTACTAAGCGACTTGATGAATGGCACCTTCATTTGACCGACTGGCTGGATGAACCACACCGGGCCTGTTTGACAAGGCAGTGGGTTGATTCGGTAACCTTGGCCTTTCGGATTGACTGCGGTCCATTGGACTGTTCCATCCGTCACAACGGTAGAAACAATGCTCTGATTCTGCACGGTTGGATAGGTTGGATTTTGATTCACAAGAAAAGGGTTAGTATTGCCACAGGTTCCGTACCGGGTAAGAGTCCAAAGATTTCCGAAAGCATCTTTGATCGCCGTAGTCGGATTGATGGGCTGCGCGATTGCAGCGCTAGGATCGTTATACACTACGCCAGGGCCGGGTTGTGATTGCCCGGTCGGAGTCAATTGTGTAGATGCTCCCCACGTGCCCGCCTGCATAGTATCATTCTGCATCCAGCAAATGCGAGCATCATTGTTCGTCGAAAGATTGAAAGTGATCAGGAGGTCTCGCTTTACGATGACCGGATATACAGGCTTTGGGAATTGTGTACTGCTATAATTTACAGCCGTGCAACTCTCCAACCAGCCTACCGCTACCTGATTCGGAATGAAATAATCCTGTTGCCAACTGTTAATGAAGAACGGAGTCTCTACGGCACGATTCCACTTCCAGTTGAAGGGCTGGCCGTTAGGTCCGCCTGCGAGCATGTTCTGCATTACGTCGTTCGCGATAGATAGCGCAGGGGCGTCGGAGAATCCGCCAGCCGGGATGGCAGGTGCGAGTTCACCATTACTGCGAGCGTCATCCACCAAATCCTGTAGCTGTATCGAACTGTTTCCCATAAATCTCCTTAAACACAAAAATATGAGCCTTGGCGGGTTGTACGAATACAATCCCGCCCACAAACCGGGCTCTGCGGCGATAAGCGTTCCCCTTGGCGCGGGGCCATCTCCGCGCTCAGCGGCAGTTCGAATTATCTAGGCTTTCGTTTTTCGGTGGTTGCGAGTTCATTTACTCGCGTCACGAATGCGGGGTTAGTGGTCACATGCGTTCGATATACGTCAGAAGACATGCGGTCCACATCTGCACTGGTCAACAGTGCTACTTGTTCGGCGGATAGCGATTGTGTCTGGCTCATGATTACCTCAGGTTCGAATTCTTGACCGCCTGTCGGTAGTCATTCGTCGCGTCCACCCACTGTTCAGACTTCTCATCCCACTTGCTAAATTTGCAGATGACGGAGCCCGAGGCGGTGTTATTGGTTTCAAAAGCAACTGCCTTACGATATTCCACTTCCGCTGCTGCGAATTTCTCGGGGGAGAATACACCATCCACCGGAGCAACAACCTTACCCTTCGCGCTGAAATAGAAGTTATCCTTGACTGGCGGGAGCCACGTCTTACCACAACGGAGACAACGAACCCAGAAGTCGCCATTAATCATCTGGTGCTTGATTACAGCGTACTGCGGACTGTTACCGCCCGTCAGGTTGCGCTGAGAAACTACGCCACCTTTCTTATGAGTACAGGCGTTCTGCTTCGCATCGTCTTCACGCTTCTGGGCGGCGAACACTTTACCCTGTGTTCGATATACGTCAGAAGACATGCGGTCCACATCTGCACTGGTCAACAGTGCTACTTGTTCGGCGGATAGCGATTGTGTCTGGCTCATGATTACCTCAGGTTCGAATTCTTGACCGCCTGTCGGTAGTCATTCGTCGCGTCCACCCACTGTTCAGACTTCTCATCCCACTTGCTAAATTTGCAGATGACGGAGCCCGAGGCGGTGTTATTGGTTTCAAAAGCAACTGCCTTACGATATTCCACTTCCGCTGCTGCGAATTTCTCGGGGGAGAATACACCATCCACCGGAGCAACAACCTTACCCTTCGCGCTGAAATAGAAGTTATCCTTGACTGGCGGGAGCCACGTCTTACCACAACGGAGACAACGAACCCAGAAGTCGCCATTAATCATCTGGTGCTTGATTACAGCGTACTGCGGACTGTTACCGCCCGTGCTGAGAACTTGCAGGTTGCGCTGAGAAACTACGCCACCTTTCTTATGAGTACAGGCGTTCTGCTTCGCATCGTCTTCACGCTTCTGGGCGGCGAACACTTTACCCTGTTGCTCGCGATCCATCGCTTTCTGTTTCTGTTTTGTGACTCGATCCGCGATAGTTCCGCGTTTCTCCTCGATGCTCAACTGTCGTTCTGTCTTCTGGAGTTCAAGATCGGCCAACTGCGCCCGCTTGATACTCAGTTCAATCGCTGCGATCTCATCTGCAGCATTGGAATAAACCTTCTGCTTTTGTTCTTCCATACTTCCTCCTAGTATTTACTTCTGATTCCTCCACGAATGCACTGTGGTGTTGTAGCGTTCCCATGCGGGTGTCATCTTCGCTGGGCCAAAATATTTTATGATCTGTGCTTCAGTGATCATTCCTTTAAGCAACATCTGTAGCAAACAGGTTCGATACCCCCGATGACTCTCATTTAAAGGAACGCCATGATCATCAAATCGCATAATACTGAGTTCAGGCATAAACCCTAGTTGCACCCAACAAGCGACTTCTGCTTCTTGTGTGCCAAACGCTTTTTGTACGAGTAAAGTAATCTTATCTGCATGTGGATGTGCCCGATACCAGCACTTCAAGCCCACTTTATCCCGCAGTGTATTAATGAACTCGGAAGAATGTAATATCCGACCCATGCGTTCTTCTACATTGTTATATTCGTCGGGTGCTACAAACTGATATTCTTTGGCTACTTCCTCATTGCCTTCCTTCCACCGGGCCAATTCTTCTTTGGTCTGGTTGCTGGAATCATCGTGTATACGTGTAGAATATTCCGCGATTGCGGCTTCCATCTCGGGAGTTAATTGTTCATCCGCCATGTAAGATTCCCATGGTGCAGATTCGACATTTCTAGTTCCCTGAACCTGTTTTATTTGCTCGGGTGTGAGATGGCTATCTATCGCTTTCGGTGCGCTAGATTCCCAGCGCTCAAGATACTCCTCATTACTAACGTGCGGCATATTCTCCTCCACTTTTCTTAGGCTCAGGCGTCCCTCGTACTCATGGAGGAGCCTACGCATGCGCGAAACCCACGTACACGTTACGGATCAGGTAGCGCAACCATGGACACTTTGTTTGCCTTCTAGACGACAAACGCCATTAGCCATAAGTATAGGGAATAACCCCTCACGCTTACGGCACGTTCGACACAAATTACAAATCTTCTTGACACATATCGCGGAACGATTGATCGTTTTTATGTTGAATGTTTTTGAGTCTACGTAAATCGCTGACAGTTTTTCTCAGCCTTCCTATCAATTTACGTTGTCTCGTGTGCTCGGTTCGCAGTAGTTCTATCGACTCTCGCAAAGCCTTTACGATTGTAAGTTCTTCCATACTTCCTCCTCCAAGGAATGAGAGGGCTAGCCGCAAAGCGAGTAGCCCACCCAAGGTATTACGGGATTACGTTCACCAACACAATCGCGTACAATCGCATTATCGGTTGGCCTTGTGTACCAGCAATAACGCTGTCAAACGTCGGGAAATGAATCCCGACACCTGTCTGGCCAACGTGGGAAGCAGTGATGAGACCGCTTGCCGATACGCTAGCAATCAGGGCAGAGTATGCAACCTGATTAGCGAGTAAACCATTGCCACTGATTGCATTGCTAGGATTGTAGAATGCACCCGTTGGATAATCAGACTTGTACGTCGGTGAATTGACCGGGGCTGTATAAGTGGTGTTAGCCACATCCTTTATGATGGTTGTAAGTTGGCAAGTGTTACTATATGCCACACCATTGACTGTCTTACTGCCTAGACTCAGTGTAAGATTATACTGAGCAACGGGGTGCTTAGCAGAAGACACTGCGCCGATACCTTGACCTGTCTGGAACCCGGTCGTACCCTGTGTGGCCCCTGCGCCACCGCTGTTATTAACAACGTTGGTGCCTGTTACTTGGACATAAGCTGCAACTGCGAGCCCGTCCGTAGGATTGTGCTGTGGATTTGGATTTGCCATAGATTATTCCTTTTTCTTCGGACTAGCCGAGACTACGATGTACCACCTGTAACCGTGACGATTAGATGCGCGAAAATCGAATCAATCGGAGTTTCATCCATAACTGTTGGGGTTCCGTCGTCCCCATAAATCGTTCCAGTCGTATTCAGGAAAGTCGGAATTTGGAATTCAACTACGCACTGTCCCGCTACACGTCCTCGAACCGTAAATGGGTTACCATCGCTGTCATCAAGAGAAGCGGGGGCCGCAAATGTGTTGCTATATTTATTTGCGTTAGATGGCCGATACCATGCAGGATTAGACGAAGGGAAATTGTTATACACAATCGCGTTCCATCCAACCTGAGAAGCCCCTGTTGGTACCGTAATAACTTCGGCAGCCGCTATAGTCACTGCACCTGAACTAGTTACGATGCCCGCGAGTGCGCGACCATTCAAAGTGCCGCCGCCTAGGGTGATGCTCGTGTTGGCCAGAATGTTTCCATTCATCAAGGCTCCGGGGCCAACAGATGTAAAGGAACTTCCTGCGATCCAGAACACGTTACTTGCCTGTGCTCCGTTCTTCAGAGTTACTGTGCCTGCGATTGCCTGCGTAATAGTCGATGCGGTCGCGTAGAACACGAAGATTGCATTCGGGTTCCCCTGAGCATCCAAAGTAACCGGAGTGGTAATTGCGATGGAACTAGGGCTTACATACTTACCAGCGAACCAAGTCCCATTAGGTGCGCCTGCGCTGCCTTGTATACCGCTCGATCCGATGTCGGCAGTGGTAAGTGATGCAGTGGTAGGCAGCGCAAGCAGAGCGTTATACTCGATTAGAGCCGCAGCCAAAGCAGCCTGCGCGTCTGCGTTGTCCACAGTCGCTGGGGGTGGGTTGAAACCTGTGATAGATGTGGTTGGAAATGATCCAATGACTCCTCCTGCGATGGACGTACTTCCGGTGTTCGTAATTCCTGCGGCTGCAAGGATCGCATAATTCGCGGCGGAACCTAGTGCCAGATTCCCTGCGGACGATCCGACAGTTGCGCCTGCATCATCGATTGCCGAAGATGTCACGACGACGGACCCGCCAATAGGAACGTTTACGGTGTACTGGGAGACACCACGCGTGCCCGCTACGGGGGTGCGTGTTTGCACTACGCCCGTTCCAGTCAATTTTACTGCTGCTGCAACGCCGAGACCGCTTGTAGGAACGCCCCCGACACTTGAGTTACTCATATACTTCCTTTTCTGAAAGAGCCGTTACTCTTGTCAATATTTCAGTCACACATGATCACAGACTCAACGGCACGCCTGCTTTTAATCTTCTGCTGCTCGTAACAAATACTCAGCAGCTTTCTTCAAAATCTCAGACAATTGAACAGATCAACAGCTTGTTTAGGCATGATATTCTCCTTATTTATAGAGAATTATCATGCCATAAACTAGTTGTCAACACCTAAATTATCTTTATTCTCAATGACTTAGGAGATAGCCGAAGCGGCATCTATCTGACGCTGACGGATGGTCGTGTCAGGTCCGAGCGATGTCGTGAAGTGCACACGATAGCTGGTCCATCCGGGGATCAACCCTTCAGGATCGGCAACAGTTGGTTCTGCGTTCTGAACAATATTACATTCGATATTTCGCCATTCACCGTCACCGAATCCGGTGTCACCCTTCGCTCCGAGGTTGATGGAGAAGATACCATCGCGTCCGAAGATGTAGGTGCGGAGTGCGGTCAGACCCGTGATGCCGCTGTAGTTCGAGGTCTGAGTGACCAAGTTGGTCTGGTAGAAATCCACGCCCGTAGTAGGCAACGTGATGACTTCAGTCAGATCAACCGAAACGAGACTGTCCATCTTCATCTGGCCCACCGGGGTGTGCTTCAGAATATCGATTGGGGAATCGTTGCTGTTATCAGCAAGGACATCACCCAAAGCGAATGGATGGATCACGCCTGCGAAGCTCTTGGAACCTTCGTCGAACGGTCGAACGCTGCGACCCGCCAGCGACTGAACGCTGTTACGAATCTGAGAGAGCGACAGAGCGGTGAAGCTCGAAGTGCTTGAAGCGGCCAGTTCGGTCAAAACACTGGCGTCGATGCTCGATGCACCGTCGGCAGTTGCACGCACGAGTGCGGACAACGATTCGCCAAGACGGTAAGACATTTCACGAGCAACGTTCTCAACGGTGTTGTCAATCGCGGTAGCGAGAGACAGCGAGGAGAAGTTAGCGTAATCGGCATATTCACCGATAGTCGCCGTGGTAGTCAGAACGGAAACGCTCAGAGACGAACCAACAGTCCCTTCTGTAGTCTGGTTGACGTTTGCAGACAACGGAATATACATGAACATCTCGTACTGGTTACCTGAATTCACTGGCAAGTCGAGACGTTCCGAGCATGCGACGAACGGGGTTTGTGCCTTCAAATTCTCACGGAACTTTTTGTCAAAAAACTTTACCGTGGATTGAGGCAGGTTGGAAAGCTGGTTACCCGCTGGGGAGAAAGCCATATTTTATACCTGTTTTATCGACGAGGGCGTGGGGGACGGGTTGCTTCCAACTCGTTCACACGTTTGACAAACGCTGGGTTTGTCATAATCTGCTTCCGGTAATCTTCGGAAGGCATATCGTCGATCATTCTCAAAGTCAGTGATTCCATTTCAGTTGTAAGCATCGCGCCACCCACAGGGGCAACACGGTTATTCAAGCCTGATGGAACATGACTCTGTCGCTTTTCTTGCGGCACTGGGACTTCGTTAATTCGAACGGGTTCCACTGCTACAGCCTGCGGTTCCGGCTGTATTTCCGCCATGGGAGCCACAACTGGTGTGACTGCTGGCGGAACCTCACGCACGATAGGAGAAGAAAGAAGCAATCCGGCTTCTTCCATCTTTGCTTGGGCAAATTCAAAATTCTTAACGGATGGCTTTAGCCCTGTCTTTGTCATCCATTCACAAACTGTATTAACGTTCTCGGCACACGCATAAAATTCAGGGTGCCGTTCGAGCCAAACTTCAGCGTTCTGACGAGCGAGAATCTGCTGCGTCTGTTGCTGTTGTTCGTTTAATGTCTCCCGCAATTGCGCGGGTGGAACGCCTAGCGAGGACTCTAAAAGTCTATCGCGGGCGGATTCAAACTTCGCCGGATCATTCATGTCCTGAGAGATAGCGTATCGTTCTTCTGTTGTAAGCGGCTTCTCTTTGAACTGTACGAACGCCGGAGTCCGTTCTAGCTCCGTTGGTAGAGAGTCTACCTCAGGAGTTCCAAGACGGGCTTTGCGTTTTACATCACGCATGCCAAGGATAGAATTGCTGTGGGCTGATTCCAGCTTCTGGACAAGTTCTTCCATGGTGGTGTAACTAAAACGTTGTTTGCCGCCGACGGGACGGTTATGTTCGTCCATAGGCTGATATTCATGCCATTTCAATTCCGGCGCAACTACGATAGGGGCTACCACAGGCGCGGTTGGTTCAGGTGTAATCACTGGTGTACTCATACAAATCCTCCTCCAAGGTTACTGCAATTCCGGTATATCTGTCGCATCCTCAACTTGTGGTTTACGATTGCTATAAGCGACGATCTGACACTCATACTCGATTTTTTCCATAAGTGCCGTGTAAAATTGGGCTACGCCTTTTGCGATGAAGTGGGCAGCGAGAACTTCTTCTTGCTTCGAGGGATTAGTATCGAGCAATTTAAAATTGAATTTGCGAACTTGATCTTCCATAATTCGCTGCATGATCTCGAAGCCCCGTTGCTTTACGCTTGCGGCTAAGATTCCACGCTCATCGTCGGTGAGTACCAACTCGATGTCTAACCCTTTTAGTTCGTTAGTTACTTTAAGCATGTCTCCTCCAAGAGTTGCTATCGTGTGGCGGTATCCAGTTGGTCTTGTGTAAAAGCTAAAGGCACATCTAAGCTATCTGCGGATTTATCACCCATAGAAGTTACGGCGACAATACTTCCATTCTCGTCAAATACTCCAGAACCGGAGTCTCCCCCAAATGTTGGTAAAATGAAATTTTCAAACTGGACAGTCAATGCCGGGTCCAAGTCTTTCATAGTGGAATACTTGACAAAATAACCACTACGATAAACGTCGGTGTTATCTCCCGGCGATCCCCAGACATGAACAGATTCGTTTGCAATAAGTGTTCTTTCATTGATGCTGGCCCACGTCTTGAAAGTCCGATCTACAAGATAAATTACGTGATCGTTACCGTCAATTATTGCAGCAACGATTTTAATAGGGTCTTTCTCGGCGTCCAAACGAATCAGATTACTATCCATGAAACAATGTTGAGCGGTCAAAATCGCGTGTGGGCCCACAACCGTGCCGGAACAGTGTCCGACTTCCTGATCCCAGTTATCACCTTTTAACAGATCAAAAACGGCAATACGGTGAGTAGTCGCATGCTGTTGTTCTACAGCCGTCTTCGTTACAAGGGCAGATACCGGGACAGGTTCGGTCGTAGGGACGGACATGCCTAACGCCAGCATGAGTGCTAGTACAAAAGATTTCAACATATAGTCTTTCCGTACAGAGCATTCATTAGGCTGGTTCTCTCGCGAGACCCTCTGTTCCAGCGGCTTTGCACGCAATCTTATTACCCATCATTTTCAAGGATAAGAATCTTCGGTACTCAGCACTATATCGCCGCTTAGGGCGAGTTTTAGCTATAACACGTAAGTTGGCTTTAGCAGATTCGGATAGCCTCCTACCGAGACCACCTTCCCCACCATCAGTAGAATTGTATCCATATAAGCGACTCTTAGCCCGCAAGGCTTCTATGAATAAAATCTCTACAAAATTACCCAATTCAGAAACTTCTACTATAACATCAAGAGCAAATGCTTCCATCCCATACTTTCGAACAGCGTTATAGAATCGTGTTCTTTTACCTAACCGGGCTCGCACACAATGATCCCAATGCCTAACTTTAAGTTCGTTATCCGTTTTCCCCACATATACTTTCCCGTTTACACGGTTTGTATATTTATAAATTATCGTCATAATCCCCTTTCTGATACAAAAGGTAGGAGAGTGGTATCAGCACTCTCCTGATTGACTGATAGCGAATCAGTCAATTATAAACTACATAACTTGAGGCTGTTGTCCTTCGAGACCGCCTGTAGAGGGTTCTCCCTCGACAGTCTCGCTCAACCCTGATGCCTTGGCCGAAGCAATAACGAGATCACGCTTGATACGGTTGTTAGAGGACTGGTCCTCAAGTTCTTGTTTCTGTACAAACTTCTGCTGTGTACTCTGGTTTGCAGCCTGCATCTTCACCGCGTTCATTGCAGCAGGAGAATTAGCTTTCTGCTCTGCGATTTCGTCTGGCGTCATCGGTATGACTATGTCATTGCCGTTTTTCCATTCGCTGGCTTCCATCCACATCTTAAAGATCGTAAGGAAGTCAATTTTCTTTCCCTGTTTGGCGAGTGACTCCGCTAATTGGGGATTGTCGAGGAATTGGGTAAGCATAGTCATGCTCTGGGCCATAGTACGTTTCGCGGACATTGCAGCACCCGCTAAAACTTCGAAGTCCATAACAGCATCCCAATATTCTTGCATGCCGATGGATTTCGTTAATGGCTTACCAAGCACTTCACCTAAAATGTGGAGGATGGTAGCGTCCGACATTTTCGTGAATACGAGTTCATCCACGATATATAACCATGGTTTGAACACCTGTTCGATGAAGTTGTCTAGCGGACCATCCAGTCTCGTCGCTGATGCTGACGCCTGTATTGCTGCTCCACCAGAGGTTCTACCCATGCTGGAACGCGGTCCTGATGAACTACCCTGTACTAACTGTTGATCTGCGCCGGATGAAGATTCAGTCGCCTGTTCGGATTCCTTCAACGCCTGCCAAACATCAGAAGGCACTTTCGGAGTTTCCATCAGTTTGAATGCTTTATCCGCTTCTCCATCTACGGTCATGACCTTACCAACGCTGGTCTTAACCATCTGGGTGAAATTGTTTCCGTCACGTCTTTTTAGATAAATCGGGTTTACGCCGTATGACAAAATCTTGAGAATCGCGTTAATTGTTCCTTGGTCAACTCTCTGATTCTGACCTACGATAAGACCTAGACCCATACCATAAAACGACTTCGGTCGGTTCCACCAGTTGGCAGATAAAAACGGCAAACGTTTGAATTCGTTGTCGCCTTTATATAATACTTTCTGGCCTTTTAGGACGATGATCTTTTGTCGTCCATCCCAGTACTCAAGAACTTCCAACTTAGTCATCAGCGGGTTAGGCGTGATTCCGATATTGGAATCCTGAGCGTGGTGAACCGCGCCCTTCATGTATAAGGCCTGCTCAACCATCTGGTTCGGTGCTGATGGTGATTGCACTGCCCACATGTCTTTGAGATTATCAGGGAAGGACCAACCTTCCATTACTGCAGGGTTGTCTTTCGCCTCTAACTCTAACGCAATCCTGATAGCGTCTAAATCGTAGAAGTCCATCGCACGGACATCAATAGCCCATCGCGCTTCTCTAATATCTGCGACCGCTAACTTAGGATCGACGAGGACGGCGTCCAAGGGGCGATGCTCGAAGAACGGCATCGGGACAACCTTAGTCGTTGTGACGATATTAGGAGGTTTATCCTCGGGGATAAGATGAGTGTCAGGCGAATTATCGGGGCCCGTTTTTATGGCAGCAACGGCGGCTTTACGCTTGGATGTAGTAATCTCAGTCCAATCATATCCCCACTTCCAGATTCCCGTGCCGAGATGGGCCATCGTTTCGAGACCCCATTTCGTCTCTGTTTTAAACTTACTCTTGTCTAATATGTAAGAGAACAAAGCGGTCTTGGCATCCGTAATCTCCTGCTTGACGCCGGGGCGCGGACGAAGAATCATTGGCGGATCATCGTAAAACATACCCTTATACAATTGCGGGACAACCGAATTGCAAATCTTAGCAACAGTAAACCGCACCACATTAGGTTCGAGAACATACGTATTCTCGTATACCGTCATGGGGCGTGGTGCTTGAAACAGCAAGTCCGCATCTCTCCAGAGAAGGTTCCACTGTTTGTTCACAAGAAAATCACGTGCAGCTTGGGCTGATTGAATGACCGTTCCTAGGTGTGCGGAAAGATCGTCCTTCACTTCTTTTAATTCGCCCGATTTATTGTAGTTCTCGCCAGTAAGTGTTGTATTCGGATTACCGTCGGCCACCAATTGTGAATCAACCATTTCGGGCATATCGCTCCTAATTGTACAGCCCTGCATCTGCTAACGGGTCACTGTAACTCCCGGCATTTTGATGTTCTTTGACCGCGTCCTGCGTAGACTTGTCAGGATGATCCAAAGCTATGTTGAGAGCGTGCTGCTTAAAACACTTATCAAAAGTGCCCTTGCCATAGATATGATCGTACTGCTGCTTCTGTTGTGAACTAATTACAAAGTCCGGGGAGGCCTCTTGTTTCTTACCTTCCATGTCTGCATAAGAAGAGAACTGGTCAACAAGGATTGAGAGTGCGCTCACAATATCGTCATGTGTACTCGCTGCGGTCCCGAAATGGGAGAGTTCTGTGTAGAGTTCTTCGAGCCCGACCATCTGATTAGCAAATAATAATCGGTCATCTCCAAGGTATCTGAGAACAGGCTTAGCCTTCTGATCTTTGGCCGTAGCCTTACTACCTTTGCCTAGGGGTACAAACTCGATAGGTACACGTACACGCAACTTGTCCATTTCCCGGTAAATTTCTTTGCCGAGCCATTTTACACCAACGGATTCTTCGATACACATGCGTGTGGGTCGCCATTGGTTCGCCACAGATGCGATCTTTACAGGCAATTCAAACTCGTTCCATTTACCGCGAGCCATGTCGATAATGTAAAACCGCCCACCATAAATCAAGGCAGTTATCATAACGGTGTAGTCCGCCCAACTTTTCGTTGAGTACGCTGTATCAATACAGGTGACTACCAACCCGCTCTGGGGGAGTAAATTAGAATGTATTGTCCGGCGTTCGAGCAACTCACGCGGAAATTTTACCGTGTGTGCTCTCGTCGGATCGTTCAGATATTTAATTGCGAAGCCTTCAGCGTCATGCATCTCTCCGCGAAGGAACTGATAAGTTAATTGGCCGGGAACATTGAACCATAACTCATAATCCGACTCCGTCATCTCACTTTCAACTTTACCAGCTTTCACTGCGGTAGCATTTGGCCACCAGCAAGGACGCAGATAAACTTTCATGTTGATGGGGTCGCCGTTCTTCTCGCAGACCTTTATGTGCTTCATGTCCTGACCGTACGTATCCTCGGAATCGTACCACGTTCCGATTTTATCGTAGAATCCGTAGGGATGGAGCATCGCTTTGTTGATGCTGACTTGCTTGTTGACGTTGATAATTCTATCTACTGTTCGGCTGTTTTCATTAGTTACAACGTCATCTAACTTCATGATGCCCGCGTGCCAACCGGATAAGTTCTGATCTATAGATGCCGCCCAAACGGTGGAACCTGTGCCTTGAACGGAACTGGCAGGCGTATCAAATTCAGATTCTCGACCATCATCTTTGTCGATACAATGTTCCGCGAATAGGACCTGAAACATGAACGGAGTATCATCGTCTAGAGTTCGAGGTTTGATAGCTTTCTTCGTCGCAAACAGGTTGACATCATCCATTGTTCCTTCTTCGAGTTTGAAGAAGCCTTTGATTTCGCTGACGAAGTCTTTCGCCAATTGCAACACACCTGTGAGGATGATAACCGTTACCTCAGGCCAGCAAATCACATACTGTACCGTATCCGCCATGTCTATTGAACTTTTGAACCCACCACGAGGAACCAATAATAAACGTTGCTTCTGCTCAACATACTCTTGAGCAAACTGTTTGAAGGTTTTTACTGTTGGGTCTTTTCTTACGAAGAAAGAATTGCAGATGCCCTGATGGGTATCATGCGTCGTACCATCGATCCAAGTATATGTTTTGTCGGAACAGTCGCGATACTTTTCCAAAAGATGGCATAGTGCAAAAAGATTTGTTTGGGCCATGAATCTGTAACGCAACATGCGATTTAACGTTTCAGGGTCGTCGTCAATGACTACTTTATAGGACCGACAAACGTCGAGTACACGCTGCTGGTGTACCTGTTTCATCCGGGTAAAACTGGCCAACGCCCCCTTATCCATTTCTTCAGGAGACATTCCTAAATGTTGATAATCCTTATCCAACAGGTGCTTCTGAAACCAACTCTCCAATTGATCGACCGTCATGAAGGCCTCCCCGCCACTCAGGTAATTAGTCTGGTGGATAAAAATTTATTTCGTTCCGCCCTTGTATGCCGGGTTCGCGGTAGGTTCACCGGGGTAGCATGCGTACTTCGGATTACCCGCACGCTTCTCTCCACACTGATCAAACGGCTTTGCTGGACCTGTGTGAATAGTCGTCATTGGGGCTGTCTTCTGATTAGGCAGAAGATCGTGTTTCTCTGCGGTTTTTGCTTTCGACATAAATTCTCCTTATACTGCTACTGGCGGTGCGCCTGCTGGCGGTCCTGCAGGTGGTGCTCCGGCAGGTGGTGCGCCCGCGTCTTCCCCACCGAGCATAGAAGCGACATGCGCTCCTGCGGCTGCGGCATCCGGGGAAGTGTGTTCTTCCATTTTGTGGTGCTCGGGATGTGTGTGATGATGCTCGTGAATAACCCCGCCCGAATGCGCCTTACGGGATCGAATCTCGTGAACTACTTTCTTGGGCTTCTCTTCAGAGCGGCCCGGAACTAATGCCATAGGGTCCATTTTATTTTCCTCTGCGGTTTTAACCGCTTCGCCTTTATGCAGCTCGTAGATACCCGTCTTAGGAACGTAATCAGTTCCTGTCTTGAAACTGCCTAGCGGCCTAGTCATCTGGTCTACTGGAATTCGTACTTCACCTTTACGATCTCCATACTTCACGTTCTTGTCAATCTTGTCCGGATTCACTTGAGGCGGGGTCGCCTTCGGAAGAGATGAAGATATATCGCCTGCATCTAGTACTGCACTTGTCTCACGGGCACGTTGGGCCAAACCCGGCCCATCATTCATGATGTCTTGTTGTTTCTGTCTAACAGGCATGCTAACCTTTCGGAGCGATCTCATCCCACATCTTGCGAGCGGTATACTCCATCCCGTGACCGGGATCATATGGGGGATACAGAGTCGTAAATATTTTCTTTGCCCTATTGAAGGGCTGGGGTAACTCACCTATGGATCGCATGAATAACATTGCGGTCGTCGGGCCCCTGCTGTGTCCTGCATTGCAGTGTATCAGTATCTTTTTCCCTTGCGCCCACATCTCTTGCGCGAATTCGATTCCTTTAAGTATCATCTTCTCGGGAATGAATGCAGGGTCGTCTACGTCAATCAGGTTCATCGCAGCGTGATCACCTTCGCGAGCGAACAAATAATCTTTACCTTTAGGTGCGCCCATAGTCGTGTATCCGAGAATCTCTCGGTGACCATCCGGGCCATCTTTTGCAGCGGTCAATCGGGCATACCCACGTTTTTTAGCTTCCGGCACATCTGCATCACTACCAACCCAGAGGTTTGGAATTACTTGTTCCATACGTTCTCCTCAAATAACGATAGGCCAAGAGACTCGAAAGCGTCCCTCGTGTGTTCCCTGAAATGGTTGTTATCTTCGCGATTCGCGAATAGCGAGCGGCGGCGTGCAGCAAGTTGGCGTGAATCTTTGCCAAATACACTTCGATCCTCACATGGTCGTGCGGGGAAAGCGGCCTGTCGAATAACCGCAGTAGTCGCGTGTTTAATCTTACGATTCCTAGAATCTGGCCCACGTAGCGCTACGAGAATATCCCAAAGATCAGCACTATACGGCTGTTTGGTCAACAATCTTTGAATCTGATTTAGCGCTCCCCGAAGGGTCTTTGGTGTAGTCATACAAAGCCTCTCCATGCTTCGCGATAAATTGTCGTTTCGTAAGGAAAGCTAAATCCCACGTCATCTGGCTGGTGTTATGGCTGGCTGGGGCCGAAAACTTTGGCCGCATAAATTGTGTGCCGTTCATTGTAACACCACCTTAGGCTTTGCCGCTTCTGCGGCTTTCTTCATCTGATTCTCGACAAAAGAGGTCACTATAACATTAGCAAAATCAGCCGCAAAATTCGCATGTACTTCATCGATAATATGATGTATGTTGCGGTGCTTCCATTGCTTCGCGAAAGCAGATGCCTGTTCTGCGGTTGCGATTTTAAGTAGTTGCATTTGTATCCCCCTTCATTGCCGCAGTCCGCGCTTTCAAACTTTCTAGCAACGGGTCTGGTCCGGGGGTAGCCGGGATGAGAGGTTGGCCTGAGTCACCTGTCAACCTTGGAAGGTCATCTACGACCGCGAGTCGGTCTGCTGCTGCCAGCATGACACTCAACTGCGATGCAGAAAACGCTTCCTTATTTTTTGCGATGGACTTTAGGATGCCGACATAAAAGTCAAGGCTTTGTCCTTTGCGTCTCTTGTTTGGCATAGCTTTCTCCCCCGAAAGTCTAGTGCATCTTCTGGTGCTTCTGGTCCTTTGAAATGGTTCACATTTAACAACGGATCTAACAGCGATGAACTCAAATCCCTAGGAAATGTATCCATACACTTTCTTTCTGCCTGATGCAATATGGGGCCGCGTGCAAGTGGCCAAAGGCGCTATTACGAAGCCCCCAAAATTTTTACTCTGTCTGCGGTGCGTTCGACAAAGCCGCCGTATCTAACTGGGATGGATTAACTGCCGGAACCAATCCTGTGCCAGTGGTGCTAGTTAGCGAATTTCCGATTACGCCGGAAGTTGAGTCACATAAAATTGCTGCTGCGGCTCTCTGGATGACGCCGCTGACCTGTCGAATTCCCGGTTTGCCCGGGGGAACCGTCCCAATGATATTTAGAACCGGACCGCCGAGAGTGACTTGCATGCTCGTGTCGGCGGGGTGAATATCCGTTGACGTGGTTTTGTTGGCTGCTGTAGCCGATAACTGATATTGCTGCGTGATGCCCTTTGGCTGAACGCCCGCCGTTTGGTCGCCCGCAGGCTTCAAAATTGCTGACATATATTTCCTTTTCTACCGCGAGTGGCGGTCCCACCAATTTGTTACTAAGCCGCCCGGAGCGTATTTATATGCACTAATATTTCTAGTGAATGGCCGAGACGGTTGTGCAGACTGTATTGGTACAACAGATGTGTCTGAATTCTTGTGAGCGTCATACATCATACTTGGCACATACTTAATAGGGGTATGTGCAAGGTGGGAAGT